ATCTTTATCCCATTCTGGATTATCTTTTCTCCATTGATCGTACTCTTTCATAGTCATAGAGAGTTCTTTTTTCTCTTTTGTCTCTTTATGTATTACTGGATATGTGGGCATAATTTTTTAAGTTTTGTTAAGTTATTTATTCCCATTCAAGGGCCTCAGATACAGAAGGAAACTGTTCGGTAAACACCTTTCGGCATGCCTCTGCAATCTCCATATGTTCTTTTTGTGTTCCGTGTGCTGATCTTAAATTGATATAATGAATCCAAGAACGACATGATCCCGTCATGTATATTCTTGTGGGTGTGCATAGTGGTAATACCATTCTGGCACATTCTTTTGCAACTCCCTCATCAATCATTTGATTATATAATGATTGAGCAGAACTAAAGAGAGTAATCATTTGTGCTTCAAGTTTTTGTTTTACAAAAGGATCTAGATCATCTGTAGAGTTTTGACGATTTTTTAAATCCTGTTTTCTTAAATCTGGCAATTCAATTTTACCAAGTTCATTGCTCTTTGCATATCTCTGTGAGAATTCTTGGAATGTAAAACTACGATGTCTTAAAATCTGTGCTGCTATAGCCCTTGTTGTTTCAATCTCTAATGTCATAGATGATTGTTCAAATACAGACCAATGATTATGTTTAATACAATATCTTAACAAACCAGAATAATTTTCATTATCTTGATTTGATGGATTAGAAACTCTGGCAATATATGCCATCGTTTGCTCTGCATCGGGAGTTATACTTACAAGTTTTACAGTCATTTACCAAATCCTTCAGGTTTATTACGTGTTTTTAGAATATCTTCTTCCAATATTCTAAGTTGTTTTTTCATAAAAATCAATTCTTCATCATTATACAAATAATCTTGTTGAAGAGCTTTTTTTAAGTTTTTTAATAGTTCTTTAGATCTCATTAGTCTGCGTACCCATCATCATCATCGTAAAGTTCATCATAATCACTTATCTCTTTAAAAGCAGTTGAATTTTTATATAAATCTACATCGGAGTAAATTTCTGCTTTTATAGCGTCTACTGATAATTCTAGTTGACGAACAATAAGTTTCAATTTATCCTTATCCATAACAAATTTTTATATGGTATTTAAGTATTTTACACAAAAAAAGAGAGTCTGTCAAGCAGACCCTCCAAATTTATTGTTAGTTCTAAATTAAGCACTAACAAGTTCTTTATTGAACTTTACACCACGATAAGTTAATTCTAACTTATTGGATGATGTTTGCTTTTTATCGTTGGTATCGTATTTAATACCACGGTATGTGACTTGTGCCATGATGGTACTCCTAAAGTAGTTGGATTTTAAGGCCCGTTCCTTTAGTCGGCTTTTGCGTCCTTACAATATAAACCATATTTTTCACCAAAATTATAATATAGATCAATAATTTCCTGTCTATCTTCTTTACTAAGGTCAGGATAGACTTTAGCACGATCAACAAGAGTATTGATGTCTGCACATGATACTGTAACTATAGTAGTAGTAGCAGTTGCTGTGGCAATTAAAGTTTCAATCATAAGGATGAACGATCCGTTCCGAGTCGGCTTACTTGCGTCCTCCCCTAGCAATGAGGAGGATGAACGTTGTGTTAATACTAACACATGTATAGTATATAGTCAAGCACTTCTGTATTTTCTGATACAAAATCCTGTGGCTAAAAAAAATACCCCGATTTTTTATCGGGATATTTTGGAATCAAAAGCTGATTTTGGTGGCCTAAGACTTTCTTTTCTTTTTGGGTGATGTGGGTGATCGATAACCCCAAAGGTTTGGTTTGATACCACCTTTACCATAGTCGATGACCTTCAAACCCATTTTAAACTTATCATAATACATATCAAATAAATGCACTCTTGATCCTCTTGTAAGATCACGATGAACCGTCCCATCTATTTCATATGTCACGACAAATGCATCTGTTGGTGCATCAGTGGTCATTACATCATCTAATGAACCATTTTCAACTAAAATTTCACAACCATAAACTTCTTTTGATGTTTCTTTCTCTTCTTTTAACCAAATACATTTTTTTTGTTTACTTTTAGTTTCTTTTGTAACACTCATTTTTCATCCTCTTTTTTACTAAATTCATTTATTCTTTCTATTACCTCATGAGCATCAATAAGAGTATCAATGTCTACTAAAAAATCAGCAATATGTTTTGATACATATGGTTTCTCACCACGTGCTGCGAATGCTAAAGCATCTCTTAAATGTTCCTGAGCTGCTCTAAGTGATTCATCTACTGGTCTTGCTAAACTCATTTTTTATCACTCCATATAATATTTGGATATGCCTCTTCAACATTCTCTCTTGTAATTTTATACTTATCAGATAGTTTTTTATCTTTTACTAAGCATAAAATTTCTGCTTCTAATGGATGAAGACCTTGTAGAATATTAATAAACATTGTTTCACGACGAATAGCATTCAATGTGTTATCACCACCTTGAACAAATCTATAAAAATGTTTAGATTCTCTACGAATGGTGGTATGACCTTGAACATCACTAACACCTAATGAAAAATTTCCTTTGACATGCATGGCACGAACTTGTTCAGAAATTTTTGTAGAAAGTGTTCCACTATAAGTATTCTGTTCATCATAACCTTCATAAGGAACTTCTCCTTCGGGAAGTATTGATTGTATAGATGTATCAAAATTCCATATAAGAATTCTTCTTATTGATTGATCATCATACTTTCTTAAAACCTCCACTTTTTTAGCTTTAGATCTTTGTTTTGATACCAGATCAAAAACTTCAAATATTAATGGATTAGATGGTAAATTTAAATTAGAATTAACCGTAAAACTTTTTGATTTTTTAGTAGTCTTCGTCGCTGTTTTCTGTGTCATAATTGTTTTCAAATCTGAATGCTATAACCTCATCTGGAACTAAATTTCCCATTTCATCAAACATTTCAGGGTGAGGTCTCGGTATTTCCTGATAGTTCATCATATAATCTCTGGCAACCCATCCACCAATTGCTCCCGCACAAAATAATAAAAATGATATTGGTAACACTAACACTAATATTGTTTCTATGGTCATTTGTTACCTCCTTTAAAGTTATTTTTTGTTCCTTAGTGATAAGGAAAATTCAAAATGGATATCTATCTCTTTATTAAAAAGACAAATTATTTTTTTGAATATTATATGTAATGGTTTTTTACTCTTTACTTTACCCCCAGAAAGCATAAGGTCAACACCACGATTAAATGGAATGTCGATTTTATTTATATCAGACTTTGATAATTTGATTTTCTTTGAGGAATTTAATTGTGTCAACACAACCTCCTAATTTTTTAGAATTACAAGTTACTTGTGGAAATGTGGATCCATTTCCAAATTCCTGATAAAATTCTTTTTGTTCAAAGTGTTCTCCTAAATTATATACCACAAAATCACTTCCTGTCAACTCTAAAACCATTTTTACTTTATCACAATATGGACAACCATTTTTTGAATAGACTACAAAATTCATTTTTAATAATTAACATTGATATAGTAATTTATAAAAAAAGAAGGGAGGAAAAATCCTCCCTGTTTTTTCACCAACACACTTCTCCCACCACAGAGAAGTGACTTCAATCCCGAAACTACAAGGATATTGAAGATAAGAATATTATAATAGATTTATTATGAATTGTCAACTTAAATTTATGTTGCAGTACCTTTTGGATAAGATACACCACAACCCCATATTATAATCACTACCCCTTCGCCACCATCTCTACCAGAAGATGTATCATCATTACTTCTTGCACCACCGCCACCGCCATACAATCCACCAGTATTTGATGAAGATGTTCCTGATCCACCGTCAGCACCTTCACTACCACCTTCACCAAAACTATCAATAGATCCTGCTGAACCACTCTCTACGGATGAACCCTCTCCATCTTTACCTACACCACCACCAGCATTAATGACGTAACCTGATCCTGTGCGTTCATCAAATCCACCACCGCCACCGCCACCGCCAGAACCCGCAGTAGCACTATTACTAATATAGAAACCCCCACTACTAACTCCTTCTCCACCGTTTCCACCGTTTCCACTATATCCACCAGCACCGCCACCTCCACCACCATGAGCAGTTCCTGAAGCGGCTATAGTTGGTGTATATCCATCTCCACCATTTCCACCATTTCCACCACCGTCTCCAACACCATTGTACGTTTTACCACCAATTCCACCAGGCCAAGTGCCTGACCCACTGCTATATCCTCCACCTTCTCCACCCTCTGCCATACATATTACGGTATTGCCATGTGATTCATTCTTAACGATACTATCTGCACCATCTTCTCCATTTTGGGTGCCAAGTCTACCTTCACCAAACTTACCAGCAGTGATTTCCAATACGTCTCCAGGAGTTACATTATAATTATTTTTATACATTAAAGAACCACCACCTCCACCAGCTCCAGAATTTCCATAGGTACCAGCACCAGACCAATTTATACCATACTTACGAGAACCACTACCTCCACCTCCACCTCCAATACATAGAACATTAATTCTAGTAACACCAACTGGAACAGTCCAAGTGGTGCTGGTAGTGTAACTATATTCCCATGATTGACTACCAGTGGCACTTCCATTACCTCCAAGCATTTTTCCAAAAAATGCCACTGCTTCACTTGTACGATTTCCTCCTGTGCCTACAGATCCTGACAGTGGTGACATAATTTTTAGTTGGTATAATTTACTTGATTTGCAAACACAGTAAATGCTGCATCACCAGTTTTCATAATATTATAAGTGTATATATCATAACCACTAGTACCTCCTGTGGTTGGAGTCACACCACATAACCATTCCTCTACAACATCAGCACCATCAATTTTAACATGATTTGCATAATATGAACTATTATCCTGTTTACTAATAACCATAACCGATATCGCTTTACCAACAGCCAAATCAGTATTGATACCATTGTTTGATATTATATTTGGTGAACAGACTGCATTATTGGCATCATTAAAGAGATGAACCATTCCATTGTTAAGATTAACATCAGGTTGATCATCTAAACTATCGGTTACTAAATTGAAGTCTTCTTGTATCAGTCCAGAAAAAATTGAAACTACTGTTGTAACACCAACCAATCCAGTTAATCCTACACCAGAACCAACAAATGATGCTGCGGTTACAATACCAGCACTTATAGTTACTGCTCCCTGACCACCAGATCCAGCAGAAATAACACCAGTTAAATTTGAACCATCACCATGGAATGATGTGGCAGTTATAATACCAGCATGAGCAGTGATGGCAGTTCCTACTTTTAGAGTGGTGCTTATTGCTACATTAACTGCGTTTATATTTAAATTTCCATCACTCTCTATCGTTGGAGTTCCTATCTCTCCACTTATGTTTATTTCCGTTGCACCAAAACCTTTAGTTGCCATCGATTATTTTTTTAAGTATTTAGTAACTTGGAATAGGACCTATATCAGGTTCAAATCTATCTTTAGTTTTCATATAATTTTCTAGAACCTCATCTGAAGTAAGTGCTCTATCATATAGTCTAAACTCTCCCATACGACCAAATGGGGGTGCCATCCCACCATTATCACCAAAACGCATACTATTGGTATCATCATTTGTATTAAACAAACTCATTGGATCAGGTAAATCTCCTGAATAGAAATTACCTACAAGTAATGATGGTTCTGAAGTATTATATAAGCGGCCATTAAGGTATCCATATAATTTAATTCCACCTCCAAGTTGATTAGCTAGATCAAAGACCCAAAGAGCATGATACCATTTTTCAATAACTAATTGACCATTACCGATAAATGAATTTAACTGCCATCTGTCCATTATAGCATTTGATTGATTTCTCTGATAAGCAGCACCTGCATTAAAACTATATCCAGGATAGTCATAACCATAAAAAGAACTTCCAATTCGTTTTGGAATATACCCAATATGTAGGGCATATCTTTTTCTATAGCTTGGATCACCTAACTCACCATATTCAAATAAATCTTCAGGGCCGTAAATGGTACCACCTTCACGCCATGCGTGATACCATCTTCCATTGGTACCACCATACTGATAACCACCAGTTTGCCTCCACCAAATTTCAGCTGCGTAACTATATCCATAATCAAAAGTATTATATCCAATCACAGGAGTACCAATTCCTATTTTACTCCAAACGTTCCTATTATCTACATTGCTAGTTCCTGATGTGTCAAATTCTATAGAACCTCCATTATTAGAATCCCAATCTGGTTTATATGCAGTCGATGATCCAGTGCATAGATAAGTGCTACCAACACCAACACTGCCAGAAATTGTAGTGATTCCTGCTAAATTAGCGACCATATTCATCTCATCTATTCTATTGTCTGCATTGACGGATAAAATATTTGAAGCATCTATATGAAGTGGAGTTACATTACTATCAACCATAGCAAAAGTAGGTTTAAAATTAAGTGAAGTTTCTATACCCGCAGTTATCTTTAATGTTTGTCCAGTAATATCAAGTTTCATTTTACATATGTTCCCCTATTCTAAGAAATCTAAAAGTAGTCAAACCAGTCACACCAGAAGTGGGAGTTGCTGTTAGATAAACTTTTCTTGAACTTGGATAATTTGCTGTATCGATTGTAGCTCCAATACTTACAAGTGGAGAAGAGCTAGTATGCATTATGGCATATTCATTTGAATGTATAATAGGTTGACCACCAGTCACTGGTGATGCACCAAAATCATACATCACAAGTGCTTTTTGTGCCTGTATTCCAGTATCATGCATGATATACACAGTGTACTCTATAAATTTCATGGCGGTGATGGTACCAGTAGACGTATCATAATATTGCATTTCATCAATATTAATAGCTGTACCTGGAGATGCAGAGAAAGTTCCGATACCTGTTGTAACACCAGTAACAGTCATTGTTGCGACTCCTGATGCACCCTCATTGGCAATTACATTTACAGCACCTCTAAAATCTAAATTAGAAATACTTCCTGCTGTTCCAACAGTAGACCCTTCAGTTTTAACAGTAAGACCACCAATCGCACCAACACCATCTGCAGTAATACCAGATAAATTACTACCATCACCATAATATACAGCTTCGGTGGCACCATTATTTGGGCCTTTAAATGTGGCAGCAGTACAAATACCACTAACTGATAATGCTGTTCCAACTATATTACCATTAATTATACTTGCCCCATCACCAGTGGTTGTTAAAACATCAGTTAAGTTTCCACCACTGATTGCTGGAAGATCTCCAGATAATTGTCCTGCTGGTAAATTTGTAAGTGATGCACCTGAACCACTAAATGTAGTTGCAGTTATGATACCAGATATAACTTGTTCCCCACCAACAATATAAATTTTTCCAAGCATACTGCCAGTATGAATCGTACATCTATACCTTAATACTGGTGGTGCATCGTGTTGAACATTAAGATATTGAGTTCCACTCTGGGAACCTGTCACTCCATCAGTGTAATCTGCATCATTTGCTTCATTACGGAATTCAAATGGATGATCGGTTCCTGTTGTATTAATAAAACGATATCTCTGTCCTCTAACCAAATATAAATCTGGATTTCCTTCTGAACCATCTTGACCTGGCCCTGTAAATTGATATCCTGAACCAGAACCACCACCAATACTCCAAGTAGAATTTGCGTTTCCATTTGATGGATCACCAGCAAATGTAGTTGCAGTTATAACACCAACACCATAGATACTCTTACTATTACCATCTAAATCACCACCTAGTTGTGGTGTAGTATCACCGACTATGTGAGTTACAATACCAGTTAAAGATGTATAAGGATAGTTAGTCGCATCTTGCAAATCAAATGCTGGTGTTGCATCGGTAGATCCTAATGATAATGTTATACCACCATAGTTTACTGAACTATTTGTTAACTTACCATTTTCGATAGACCCTGCTAGTTGTGCATTAGTTATCTGTCCTGATAAATTAGTGGTGGCTAAATCAC